TGAAGAGTCAATGTCTAAAATAAATGTGGTTTTTGGTGCTTCAGCCCAAACAGTCAAAGATTTTGCTTCTACGGCTGCACAGTCAATGGGTATTTCTAACCAACAAGCATTAGAGGCTGCTGGAACTTACGGAAACCTGCTTCAAGCCTTCGGCACAACTCGAGAAAAGGCAGCAGAGATGAGCACCACAATGGTGCAACTCGCTGGAGACCTTGCCTCGTTTAACAATGTGCCCGTAGCGGATGCTCTTTTGGCTATTCGTTCAGGTCTTTCAGGCGAAGCAGAACCCTTAAAACGGTTTGGTATTGCAATTAACGATGTGCGCCTTAAACAAGAGGCACTGGCACTTAAACTGTATGACGGCAAGGGTCAGTTAAGCGTCTTAGCAAAGTCTCAGGCTGCCTACGCTTTAATCCTTAAAGACAGCACACTGGCACAGGGCGACTATTCACGAACCTCTGACGGTGTTGCCAATATGCAGCGAACCCTTACGGCAACATTCCAAGACATCTCTGCCGAACTAGGCACTGCACTGCTACCCGCCTTTAAAACCCTTTTAGGTTTCGTAAATAACACATTGCTGCCTGTATTTAAAGAGTTCTCAGACATCGTTGGCACAGAAGGATTAGGGGCTGCCTTTAAGTATCTAGGCGAGCAAATCTTAGGGGCGTTAGGTAAGTCAAACAAATTCAAAGATGTTGTTTTTGTCATAGTGTCTGCTGTTGTCGGATTAAACATCGCAGTTGGTATTTATACAGGCTTACAAACTCTAGCCACTGCTGCAATGACTCTTTTTGGTGTTGCTGCAACTGGTACTGCCGCCGCAGTGAACATTGCATTTGCTGGCATCCCTGCACTCATCGGCTTAGTTGTTATTGCGCTTGTTGCATTGGCTTTAAGGTTCAAAGGCTTCCGTGAGTTCCTAACTAAGTTAATTCCTGCATTTAAGTTTGTATTTAATGGCATTGCAAACATTGTTGAGTTCCAAATAAACAACATCATCAGGTCAATCAACCTGTTTATCCGTATTTACAACGCATTGCCATTTGTTGATGATGTAAAAACGCTTGACCACATAAGTCTCGGCTTCGACAAAGTAGCCAAATCAGTAGGCAAAGTTGCTAGTGCTGCTGACTTCCGTAAGTTTGAAGGATTCCAACCGATAGATTCAAAGAAACTGCCTAAGACAACTGGCGGCGGAGGCGGCGGCGGCGGCGGAGGGGCTGACACAACAGCGATAGACAAAGCCAAGGCAGCACTCGAAAAATACACTTCAGCCCTTAAATTGTTCGCTTCTGAGACTAAAGCCTTCAAAGACGCAACAAAGGGCATCGCCACAGCCTCCCTTAGCCTCGCAAACGCCACAGATGATGTACGGGTAGCCCAAGAAAAGTTCAATAAGATAAGCAAAGGCTACGGGGCGGCAAGTAAAGAGGCTGCCGTTGCTACTCGTGACCTAGAAGATGCACAGCGTTCCGCCGCTAGAGCCACCATTTCACTCAGCGATGCACAAGAAAACTTTAACAACATCAGCAAAGGTTACGGTGCAGGAAGCAAGGAAGCAGCAACCGCTACTCGTGACCTTGCCGATGCTAACCGTTCTGCCGTTCGGGCAACACTGTCTCTGCGTGATGCCACCCGTAATGTTGCTGCTGCTCAAAAAGAACTGAACGACCTTAAATCAGGCAAGGCTGTATCCGAAGCCGAAAGCGTATTAGGAGATGCAACGCAAAAGGTTGCAAATGCACAAGCCGCTGTTGCTGCTGCTCGAAAGTCAATGCGCACCTCTACAATCACGAGAGCAGAGAAAGAACTTGAAGACGCATTAGATGAACAAGCGGATGCTCAAAAGAAAGTTGCTGAGGCAAGAAAACTAGCAACACCTGATGCGATTATTGAAGCAGAAGAAAAACTGGCTGAGGCAGTCCTTGATGAAGCAGATGCCAAGATTGCACTAAACGATGCAAACCAAGATGTTATTGACAAAACAAAAGAACTTAATGAAGTAACAAACGGTGCCGCCACTGATTCAAGAAAATACAAAGACGCAGCCCTAGAACTCAAAGATGCACAGATTGCCTTAAAAGACGCTAATCAAGAGGTTATTGACAAGCAGAACGAACTGCACGAAGTTATAAATGGTGCTGCTATTGACTCTGAGAAGTACAAAGACGCACAAAAAGAACTAACTGACGCACAAAACGCAGAGCGTGACGCAACTGACGAACTTGCCGATGCTTATGACCGTCAGGCAGAGGCAGCACGAAAGTTAAAGGATGCCAAAGATGCTTTAAGAATTGCTGGCAAAGGAACAACTGGCAAGCAAGAAAAGGGTGCACAAATAGCCACAGGCATTGACCCAAATACAGGTTTATACACTGGCGGCGGTGGAGGCGGAAGCGATTACAACTTCGCAAATGGCGGGCTACCAAACATTGACTTCTCAAATATCAACTTCTCAGGCATTGACTTTTCAGGTATCGACTTTAGCAACATCTTCACAATGCCGTTCATGGCTGAAGGCGGCATCGTAAACAAACCAACCATCGCAATGATTGGCGAATCAGGCACCGAAGCAGTTATCCCCCTTAATAGGCTTAACACAGGTGGAGACACCTACAACATCACTATTAACAGCAAGATTGCAGACAACGCACTTCCTGACTTAATAGTTGCTGAACTGCGTAAGTTTAATAGACGCTCAGGTGCCATAGACATACAGGTAACTTAAATGGCTGGCTTAAACGATATTGGCACATACAAGGTAGAACTTGATGCTGGTTTCTACCAAGACATTTTTACACTGGATGATGACCTGCTAGGCATTCTTGACGAAGACTTCTTAGACGGCTCAACCACATTCTTCGATGTAACCCCTTATGTTCTTAATGTCAGCATTAAGCGTGGGCGAAGCAGCCAAGATGCACAGTTTGGTGCAGGCACTTGCAGCATTACCCTTGACGACTTAAAGGGGCAAGACCGCTTTAGCGTGGCAAACAGCGCAAGCCCATACTGGAATGTTGATAGAGGTCGTTTAGGTTTTGAACCTCGCCGTGCAGTGCGTATCTCACGCAACGACGAATACATATTTGTTGGTCTAATAATTCATTACAACACACAGTTCAGCATGGATAATCACAACATCGTCAGTGTTGAATGTGTTGATGCGTTCCTTAACCTCACCACCACTACTCTTAACGATTTAACCCCACCTGCGGAACTGTCAGGGGCAAGAGTGGACAGGATTTTAGGCTTACCCGAAGTAGGTTTCCCAACGACCCCTCCACCAGTTATCGCTGCTGGCGTTGCAAACCTTTCAAGTATTGCAATTACGACACAAACACCACTGGCATATTTTAACAGCCTGATTCAAGACGCTGAGCAGGGCAGAATGTATATAGACCGTGATGGTGTTTTTATATGGGAAGCAAGAACACCTAACTCAACAGAAGAATCTCCTACCATTATCTTCGGTGATGACCCACTAGAAGCCACACAAATACCTTACGAAACACTAGAAGTCATTTATGAATAAGGTTCTAAATGTCCGTTGTTAGAAAAACCTCTATACGCCCTGACAGCATTATTAACGAAGTCACCATTGTCGTTGCCCCTAACCCTGTGCAACCAACACCAACAGAGCAAACCACTATTGCGCCTGAGTCAGTTGCAAATTACGGCGTTCAAAGCATTACAATTCAAGACGCACCTTTAGCCACTGATGCTGATGCTGCTATCTTGGCTGATTACTTCATCAGAAGCGAGCCTAACTTTTGGTACACAGGGCTATCTATAAATATGCACGCCTTAACAGCACCCGAACGGGACTCAGTATCCACGCTCGATATTGGCGACTTTGTGGCAGTAATCAAAACCTTTAAGTTTGGTACCCCTCCTCTCGTACAGAAAAACCTTTTTGTTGAAGGCATTAACCATGTCATTACCCCTTCTACCCATCACATAGACTTGTATTTCTCTCCTGTGGGCTACTCACAGCCTTGGGATGGGGTTACACCAACCCTTACTTGGGAAACCGTACCTGCGGGTCTAACATGGGCTAATCTGATTTGGACAATCCTTTAAGGCATATATGGCTGGCACAACAACAAACTTCGCAATCCCATACCCATCATCAACAGATTATGTAACCGATGGCGCAACCGCTATGAAGTCTATTGCTGACCAAGTTGATGCTGTTTTGTTTACTGGTTCTTCTTCAGGCAATCTACTCATTAACGGTGCTATGCAGGTCACACAGCGTTCAGCAGTTGGCACAGCCGTTACAGGCATAACCACTGATGGTTATTACACGGCAGACCGTTGGACTACGACTATTAACTCACTAGGCACATGGAGTCAAACAACTAATAACGATGCACCCGCAGGTTCAGGATTTCGTAACAGTTTCAAAATGGCTTGCACTACTGCTGATGCTTCACCTGCTGCTGGAGATTACCTTATGGTAAGACAAAAAATTGAAGGACAAAACTTGCAAGCAATTCGCAAGGGTACAGCATCGGCACAACCTGTAACGCTTTCATTTTGGGTTGCATCTTTTCAAACAGGCACATTTATTGTAGAACTTGAAGATGCAGACAACAGCAGGTCAGTCAGCAAGTCATACACTGTTAATGCCAGTAATACTTGGGAATACAAAACAATTACATTCCCTGCTGACACAACGGGCGTATTAGACAATGATGCCAATACAAGTTTTAGTTTGTGGTTTTGGCTTGGTGCAGGAAGCACCTACACATCAGGAACACTACAAACAACTTGGGGTACACAGGTGTCTGCTAATCGTGCTGTTGGGCAAACTAATGGGGCGTCATCAACAAGCAACAGATGGAACATGACTGGCGCACAATTAACTGTTGGTTCTGTCGCTACACCATTTGAGTTCAAATCGTATGCTGATGACCTGCGTGCCTGCCAACGGTATTTTTACAAGGCAACATTCACTGCTGGTTCTTTGGCGTTTGCAACTGGATATTGGGCAAGTGCATTTATTTTTTATTGGACTGCTGCTTTCCCTGTAACTATGCGTGGCGTACCTGCTCTTGCGCAAGTGTCAATGATTGTTGATTCCACTGTTGGTGGTGGTGCAATAGGGGCAATGACAACCAAAACAACGGCTTTTACTTATGGTGCGTATTCAGGAACAGCAGTATCAGGAACGGCAGGTCAGGGTGCGATTCTTCAATCAAGTGCGTCATCATCTTCTATTCAAGCAGATGCGGAACTGTGATGATTAACTATTATTTGCACACGATTGAACTACCAAAGGAAACCATCACAAGTGTTTTGCGTGTGGGTGAAGATGGTGTTGTGTGGACTCTTGTAGAAGGACACAGATTCTATGATGAATATCTTGCGTGGCTTGCTGAAGGTAACACAGCAGAAGAATGGACAGGTAACTAATGGCTGGTTTAGGCGCAAAACTTTTCGCATCGTTCACGAAATTAACAGCAGCAGATGTTAATGGTTATCTTGCTGACCAATCCATAATGCGGTTCGCAACATCAACAGCCCGTGATGCAGCATTTGGTGGTGCAGGTGAACCAACACTTGCGGAAGGCATGACTTGTTATCTTGATGACACAAACCAGATTCAGTCATACACAGGTTCAGCATGGGTAGGTGTCGCCGCTTCTTCAACTGTGGCTGATGTTTCAAGTGGATTAGTGTTTATCAAAACACAAACATTTACGAATGACAGCCCACTTATTACAGATGTATTTAGTACTAACTATGAGCATTATGTTGCAATTTTGCGCTGCACTTCATCAATTGCTGGTCAATACACAAACGCTCAACTAATCAACGCCAGTACGCCCAAGACAACTAACTACAACAGAGGAGGCTTAGTTGCGACAAGCGGAGCCGTTCTTTCTACTGACTCGTCATCAACTGGTCAAGATGGCTGGAGAATTGCTGGACAATCAACTACAGGCATTTACGCAACCATGACTTTCTTTCGCCCATTCTCAACAGCCGAAACAGGTTACTTTGTTCAAAGTTCATATGCTGGAAACCTGTATTCTCACGCTGGCGCGCAAACCGAGTCGTACAGCGCAACAGGATTCAAAATCCTTGCCTCAGGAAACGCAGCAACATTTACAGGCACAGTTAGCGTGTATGGGTATCGCTAGTGAATGAAATTGCGGTTGCTGTTATTGGTATGGCTACAGCGTTCATAGTGGCGTAGTGCGTTGGCTTGTATTTGCGCCTGTGGCACTGCTCGCCGTTTTTAGTTCTAGCGTTCCTGCATACGCAACAAACCCGATAATCACTGCACCTACTGACTATTGGTTCGAGTATGAGCAGCCAACACAGTTCATAGCGCAGACCTACATGGTTGAAGGCTTTAACTCAGACCCGCAACTGTGGCTTTATAACGAGGCAGGCACAGAGTTAATAAGCAATGATGACTGGTTTGGCTTGCAATCGTACATTTCGATTGAGGTGCCTGCTGGTAAATATCGTTTGAGGGCTGGCACTTGCTGTTGGCAGCCTGATGTTTGGCGTGGGGGTAATGGTTGGAATGTGCAGTATGAGTTGGCTTTTAATGGGGTTGGTTCGGTGCAGACAACGACTTCGGTGCCTACCACCACTTCTTCGACAACGACAACCACAACAGTGCCCCCGACAACAACAACAAGCACGACAAGTACAACATCAACGACTTCTACAACCTCTACTACTTCAACGACTTCGACTACTTCGACTACTTCGACTTCTACAACGACATTGCCTGAAACAACAACCACACAAGCGAGTACCACAACTTCAAGTACAACCACAACGGTAGTTCCCACAACAACCACAACGATAACCTTGCCGCCAGTACCGACAGTAACCACCACAGTACCCACGACAACAACAACGACTTCTTCATCAACGACCCTTCAGCCTGCCAGTACAAGTACGACAAGCACCACAATAGCGGCTACAACGAGCACAACCATAGCCCCAACGAGTACTTCATCCACCTCTGTGCCTGTCACGACAACCACCTTATCGCCTCAGATGTCCCCTGTTGCCGCATTGCTTATTGCTACTGACTCAGCCGCCGTTGCCAAACTAGATGTTGCCGAAGCAGAGGCAGTGTTTGAGGCTTTAGTTTTAGAAGACCTGCC